TACTCCGCCATGTGAAGCCGCTATTTATACATGTAGGGCGGCTAGTCCTAGGTCCGAAGTGTATATTATAGAGACACCCTCGGCTTAGACCTCTCTGGTGGGCCGTCAGGGGCTTGAACCCTGGACCTGATGATTATGAGTCAACTGCTCTAACCGACTGAGCTAACGACCCTCAGCAAAAAATAAAGAGAGGAACAGCTTAATAATTAATTTAATAGCTTATATGAGCTAACTGTATCCTCTCATAATATAGGCTGTAACTTTCGCGAATTACATGATCTTAATTCCTTCGTTCATCAGAGTGTGCTTAAAGACAACTCGAGATTCGATAGAATTATGCTTATCATGGATTGCATTCGCATACTTTTTTCGAAGCCCAGGCCGATTGTCGATAGCATAAATATGTTCGATCGTCGGATAGTTATCCATCATGTATTTTGCAGTATGCGCCAGTCCGGCAATAGTCATGAATCCTTCATTCATGATAAAATACCGAACCGGAACATACTGAGCGTCAATATCTGCAAGACCATACAGAATAATCTGATTTGTTTTCATCTTTCTATCCTCCATCAGAACGGGCAATCCTCTTCGGGATGCTCTTCTTCTGCATACTCTTCCTCAAAACGGTCAATATCCTGCACCACGCGGATAGACTGCAGATATGCTGTTCTGCCAGCCTTTCCGTTGACGTTCCAGTCGTACGGACGAATATCCATATCGATCTGTCTCATGCTGATGTGATCAAGCATACTCACACTATCCTCGTCAAGGCGGTTCATACGCTTTCCAGTCACAAGGTACACCTTCGGGCCATAATCATTGAACTTGACCTTAACCGGAAGATACATGAACGGATCGTCACCCTCTTCACGAGGGGGCTTGATATGAACATTCCAGCCATCACCAATAAGTTCATCTGCGAGCTGGCGGTCCGGAATAATCAGAGCAAAGTTGCGATCGCCTTCGCGATTATACTGAGAGGGGGCACCGCTGAAGTTCTTGTAAGTGATTCTAGCGTCGTCGATCTGAAGGATATCTTTCGGTGCAAAAGTAATTTCCATAATAATTTTCTCCTTTGAATATAATTTTTGATAAATTATCTCACGTCAAAAGGCGTAGATTCATCCCAAGGTGCATCGGGACTGTCCCATGGTGAAATATAAGGATCATCAGAGACAAACCACTCGAAATCGCCGTATTTAGAAATTGTGTCGATTGCGTCATCAACAAGCTTGTCGTAATAAGACCGGTCAATGTCGCCCTGCTTATTAGACGTCCGTACCATCTCAGACTCAAGCCATCGATAGCCTTTAGCGCCAGTAGCCGAAGCATACTTGATGTTGCCGTCTTTATCTTTGGCTTCTCGGAGAAGCTCACCGCCACCACAACCTGGCTTGATTGGGCAGAACAAACCGACCTTACCGATAAACACTCTATTGTGCTCACCCTCAGGAAGGCCCTCGTTAATGTCCAAATATAAAGACGTGCTTACCGATTTAGTTTCGCACATGTCCTCGAACTGGATGGGCTCGTGGCTAAAGAGCTTCTTAAAGACATAAGGTACCTGGAATTGAGTTCCTGTCGCAGTCCATTCGCTAGCGTGTTTGCCATCTTTGAACTTGCCAACATACACAGCGTCGTTAACCAGACAGTACTTCTCGAAGTTAGCCTCCGTCTCGAACGTGTAGCCGTATTCTTTGCCAAAGCGGATGACAAAGTTCTGAATATCCTCATTAGCATCCGGGATCTTGATTGAATCAGTCTTGATATGGCAAACCTTGAAACCATGCTTCTGGACTTCGCTCTTGAGAACTGTCATGAACAGAGCTCCACGCTTGGCGACAATATTATCGATATTGCGAGGATCTCTGAACGGGTTCGCAAATGCTGCACTCGTAAGGCCATAAATCGAGTTGATGACGATCTTCAGAGCTTGAGCGAGGTCTGCCGCTTGCTCTTCATTCAAATATGGCTTGAGTGCACCATCTAGCATCTTACCTGCCAGGTCGAAGTCTTTATGCTTGATTGCCACACGCGCATTGACAATATCCTCGAATCTCTTAGTGAATGTCGGACCGAAGACACGTTCGTAGATAGCACTGTGCGGATGCTGGCTAGCAATATCGCCATCCCATACTCCGCCGTACATACCAGGTTCAGAATATACTCGGCCGCCTTCGCCAATAAGTTCAACTCTTGTATCGAGCTTATCGTCTAAGATCTTCTCGATCTCATCACGGTCCCTAGGCCACACGAGCGAGCGATCATGAATATAAATGGATCGTCCATGGTCGAACACATAACCAGGGAAGAACGGCATGATACTCCAGCCATCAGGAAGAACCGTGCACCCGTCTTTTGGATCGTAAATATCATACGTCGGAAGACCATCTTGATCGAAGATGCGGAAGACGTAATCCGGACCAAATTTCTGACGATACTCATCGTATTCAGTCCAGCTGACCGGCTTAGACAAATCTCGGTAGTTGAACTCGCTCTGAGGTTTGCGGTTCTTGCCAAATATAATCTTGGTAGAAAGACTGTTCGTCGTGTCATTGACAGATACGTCCGTAATGCCATGCAGAAGTCTTACCAGATCAACCTGGATCTTTCGTGCAACAAAGTCGCCTTGACGAGCATTGAAGACCGCTTCCGTTGCAATAACATCATTGTCGCAATATTCAGCAACCTTTGGCCAAAGCTCTTCTGCAACGGGCTGATCCCAAGGTAAGCCAAGCTCCTGATGGTGAATTCCCAGCTCGATCTCCCACTTCTTTAGGGACTGCTTCTTTGAACAGAAATCGTACACGTCTGTATATGAGACATTATACGCCTCACCAAAGAATGCCCCCTTTTCGCCAGAGACAATTCTCTGTGATAGATTATAGAGCTGTTCGTTCGTGTATCCAATATAGCGGGCGTACAAAATATGGTTATCGTATCGTCGGCAGTTGAAGCCAACGAGACGGAGCTTCATAAGGTCCTCGATCTCTCTAGGAGTCGGATTGATCATCCTGACAACTGGCTTGCCTTCCCCCGCAAATTTCCAGTTTACAAGAAATAAGTTCGGAAATACCTCGACGTCATAGAACACAAGTTCTGCATCTTCGTTTGATTCCCCAGTAGAAGGCTCCTCCGATTTGAACTTCATCTTACTCGCAAGCTTGAGACAATAATCTGAGTGATTCGTACTGTTGGCTGCAAATGCAACGACGGCATTCTGCATGTCACTAACGTCATAGTGCATGCCGCTTGCGTATGCATCCTCAAGAATTTTGTAGATGAAATCGACATTAGGTTTGGTTCCTGCATGAACTTCTTTACTAATACATTTCTTAATGGTTGTTCGAAGACCTCTCTCAGTCTGAACAACCTCTTTATTAATCATTTTTTCTCCTTTCATTGGCAAACCCGAGCTAATCTGTGCAATAGGTAAGTTGTTGCATTTAGTAAGCTTTCTTCGAAGGGAGCTATTACCACTAAACACTTTGACTTCGATATCGTCGTCGTAGACACTCTTGAGCATTGACGGATCGCCTGTATAAATATAATGCAGGTGAATACCATTGCCGCTCTTGCTGAGCTCTGCGTATGTAGCCGGCCATTTACTAGCTGCTTCGAGGTTCTTATCAAAGCATTTATTTCCGGCTTCGTCCTTAATATCGAAGTCAATCACAATATGGTTTTCTTGGACTTTGACATAATGAAGCCTGGAAGTATCGAGATCCGCAAGCACTGTAGTGACATTATCCCACTTTTTATACGGAGTTCCTTTTGAGCTACCGTATTGAGCCGGGCATTCGGCACACTCCTGATCAAATATAGAATCATATTCGCCGAACTGAATCCTATACTCTTCGTGCTTTGGCTCTTTTTTCTTCTTGATCTCAAACTTCTCTGTCTTGAATCCGCTATAATAGTTCTTGATAATAGGACCATCGTCAGAAGTAGCAGCTTCGGTAAAGTTCTTAAAATAGTTTTTAAGTTCTTCTTTGAACGTTCTCTGAGAGAATGGATATGGCACTTTTGCATCTTCGCAGTATACCTTATACATATCCCAGGCTGCTTTGAGCGTGGTTCCATCTTGTTTCTTAAAAATATGATAGGAGTCAATAACGAAGTTGTAGAAATCGTTAGAGGCTCCCATCATTAAAGTCGGAACGTAGTCATCATAGTACCCAGGATCTTCCAAATATACTTCTTGACAATGATATGCAATGGCACCAAGTTCAAACTCGATTTGCTTCATTATGCGCCTGTACTCTTTCGGAGCGAGCTTATTTCCTGTAGGTGTTACATCAATAAGTCTTCTAAGGAGGCCCGACTTTGCATCAGTGATCTTAACCGGCTTATTGGTGCCCATGAACAGGAAGCATTTAAATCTGCTAGAATACGTTGACTTAAACTTCTCGTTAACCGTCATCAGCTCGTGAGACACCAAGCTGTTCAGTCTGGTGTTATCTTCGATCTTGGACAGATCACCATCGTGCTGGATAGCAACAAGAGGATTGGATTTGAATGCTTCTAGTGCAAAGGAGCTATTGCTCGATCCTAGTGCTTTGGCGTCAAACACACAGTAATATCCATCGAACATCTCTTGAATTATGTTCAGGATTGTAGACTTACCTGTACCTGCCGCGCCGTAAAGCACCATGAACTTTTGAATTTTCGTAGAGTCTCCGCAAACGATCGACCCAATTGCCCACTCGATCTTATGGCGCTCCTCCTCAGAATACAGTGTAGAGATCAGCTCATCATATGCTGAGATATCACCAGGTTCAAGTGGATAGCTAAGTCGTTTGCTTGCGTAGTCTTTCTTGTTGGTTTCAGCATTCGAAAATATAAGCTTCTCATCCAACGAGTGAAAGTTATCTCGAGTCTGCTTCTGGCAATATCGGTGCCAAGAATCGATCATGCCGGATTCGGAGTCCCACATGTATCTCGGAACGACATTTTCGCCATGCTTCTTCTTTGCTTCTTTCAACTCATTAGAGATTTCTCGATCAATCAATTGCAATACGTCTTGCTCGTCCGTAGACCATAGACCGCGCTCTTCGACCCAAACTGCGTAGAAGTCGCCGCCTCGAATCATCAGATCTTCAGACTTGATAACCTTGAACTTAGGATATACTTCCCATTTGTCCTTCTTATACTCTCGCGTCGCAATTTTCAGAAAATCGAGCATTACATTTCCAAACCTCCTTCCTTACTAATTAATGGTGTCTAAATATTCACACATTTGGCACCAAATATCTACACTTCGTAAATCTCTCTCGGTGTTTTTTATTGTAAATAATCCGCCTCGACCATTTGGCTCATAGTCTCGATTAAGAAAACGATTAATAACGCCAGCAACATATTTCTCGTCAAAGAATCGATTTTCCATAGAGCCAAGACCAAGACTTACGACCATCCCCCAAAACCACTGTCCGGTTCTATCTCCTATAGCCGAGTCGGTCATTATACTTTCTTCGCATCTTTGAGCGAGTGCAGCCATCATTTCAAGAACGCTGCACGATCCAGTAATATACTTGTGAATATTGAGCTTTTCATCATAGCCCTTATCCACAGCAAACCGGTATCTCAAATATACACCGTCTTCGGCTCGGTCATAGTCTTCTCTAATAATAACCGGTTCAAATTTGACAGAATGCAAATATTCGAGAAGCTTGCTATAAGAGATAGTTTTCGCATAACGCTCGCCTGTTACAAGCGACACCATCCAGTCAAAGTATTCGCTCTGAATATGATTAGCAAAAGTCATCACTGGTCCGCTTCAACTGGATCGTGTCCATAAGTCTCTTTATAACTACGGGTATCAAGCAGAACTTCATAATCAATTTGCTCATCATCATCTCTGACAAATACGCTGTCTTTTTCATATTGGCCAAAGGTCTTGAGCGCGTCACTACCAATAACATCATCTGGGTCAAGGACGTTCCCCCAATCGTCCTCCAAGACTTCGTCATTGTACCATGTCAGACTCACTTTGGTGTAGTCAACATTGTCCTCGTACTGCTCGGGAGTAATTACGTAGGGCTGTTTTAATTCCATATCAGCAGTCCCTCCTTTCTTGTCAGTTTCAATTGGAACATTAGAGTAGTTCTTGTAACCAGTTGCATCAATAATATTAATATATGCGGCTTTAGCTTTGAGGTCCTCTTCGATTTCATAGTCCTTTTCAGACTTATGTTTTCTGTGCTCGAAAGCTTCTTTTACGGATGCGATTTCTTCATTTGCGATCTTCTCGTATTTAGTCTTGAAGAAATCCCACGTAAGGAACCCGCCGATGAACACACCACCACAAAAAATAATGACACTAGACAACTTATCGTTCATTATGCTGCCTCCTCATTAGCCTTACGTTCAAAGTGGAACGTATATGCAACGCCATTAACATAATAATCAAAGAGAATCATACCATGTTTGTACTGGAACGTAGTTTCCTCAAAATCCGGTGCGTAGATAGAATTTTTGGTCATATCGGGGTCGTTCGTAGATGTCCAAGAATACTCGTCAACGACCTTTTTCGGAGGCGTGTACGTGCCATACCAAAGAAGCGCCTTGGTGTTTTCCTGAGGCCAAACAAAATAGACGACAACATCTTTACCATCGATGACAAGTTCGCCAGTCGACTCTTCATTTGCGCCGTCATCTGCAGACAGAACCCAAGTGCCAGACAAATCAGTAGGCTTCTCTGCGGCACAGCCAAAACTGAGAGTCATGATGGCAATAAGAAGAGCGAACACAATAAACTTTTTCATAATACTATCTCCTTTAAAAATATAAGTTCCTTGGCCTCTTTAAAAACTAAGAAGCCAAGGATAATCAAACATATCTCTCATCGGATTACCACTCCCGATGCCTTCAGGCCCGTCGAGTCAAAGACTATAGAGAATATCTCCGTCCACGTTGAAATCCAAGAGAATCGTTCGTTCATAGCCATTGACAAAGTCGCGCGCCTTCTCATTGTACAGATCGTAGATGCCAAAATCGACAAAGTTATCGCCAACCGGATTATTCTCATCATACACCCAGCCAACACGCTGGCCAATAACGGTCTTAGGAATGCCGAGCATCTCATACACTTCATTCAAGAACAGGCGACCATTTGCTTTAAGCTTTTCATTAGCCCAATTCTGCTGCTGCTTCAGAAAGATGAGATTATACTCGGGATTCTTGGTCCAACCGGCGCATCCGTCATCATAAAAACGTGCATAAATGCTGTAGTTATTAGGATCGGCAATCTTGACAGTCTTCGTCTCGGTCTTCTCATTGCCATTCTCGTCAACAGTGGTCTCCTCAATAACTTTGGTAGTCGTGCCGTACTTGAGCTCTTTATCGAAATCTTCGCCGAACTTCTCGATAACTCGATCACGATAAGTTCTAAAGCTTCTGTCAAGTGCGGTATACGCCGTGCCAATAGCAATATTTCTCTTACGAAGAATGGTCGTGGAGCTAAGAATACTACCGGCGGACAGACCCGCGATGATCAGAGACGGACCATAGAGCTTGGCAAACTTCATAACCGCCTTAGAATATACGATCACGAGATCTCGCTTACTGTCCTCTTCAGAATACTCGCTCTCGGGGACTGCCTGATCCGCAACCAGATCATGAATCATATCGACGGACGTCTTAGTCTCAGCAATAATCTCGCTAGCTTTAGTCGTGGCCTTGCATGCCATAACCGTGCTAGTAACCATGCCAACAACACCGGCAACAGCCATGATTTCAGGACTGTACTTCTTCAGCTGGAAACCAACATTGTGGATCGCTCTGCTGAATTTTGCAATAGTATCTGCTTTATTCATCTTTATAAAATCCTCCTTAAAATATAAATTAGTTAAGCGGCAACGCTCTCGGAAGCTTGAGCATGTAGCCATCTCTTACATGTACGGGCTCGGCAGTTCTAATATTCTTCCAGCCGTATTTGTTGTCCGTGTATTCGCAGGAAATGCCAACAAGATCATACATGTCAGCAACACTTACAGACCCGTACGTCTCAATAAGTTCGTCCATACTCAAGAGAACCTCCTCAGCTTCGCCTCTGGTCTCAAGAATGATATCGTCGAAGCTATAGCCAGCTCGAGTGCGTGCTCTCGGTGGATCGTCGAATCGACTGGCACCTCGTCCTCCATTATCATAGTAATCTCTATAAGAAACTGTGGACGCATATGTGCGCTTCTTGCTCTGGCCTACTTCGCCATATAAGATAATGTCAGCGCCATTCGTGACAATATCATGAATGACCTTCTTGATGGTCGGCACAAGCACGTCCATCAAAATATAAGACTTCACTTTCGACGCATCTTCCGAAATGAACATGCCACCAAGTTTAGACATCTCATTTTTCTTTTTTGTCTTGACCACACCCTTGGTAACCTTAGTGATCTGCTTCTTTTTCTGTGAAGCAAGTGCACTTTCTTCTCTGGCCTTGTAGGAATTAGATGGGCAACTATCCATGATTTACTCCTTTCAATCTTTTACAATGAGTTTACCAGGAAGCGTAATTTTGCTCCTTGGTGCTTTACCATTAGACACTTTATACTGATATGTGAGGTTTGCTCTTGCCTTTTTCTCGGATACTGCTCTTGTTGATCCTTCCCATTTATCTGCGATGCATCTATCAAATTCCATCACAGGTCCGGAATAGTAATATGTGTTCATAGCAAATCCTCCTTTGCAAACAAAAAAGGAAATACCTTGTTAGGTATCCCCTCTTTTGAACCCGATCATTCCTCGGTCTCTTCTTCCGTAGAAGGTTCCTCAATGAGTTCAGGCAGATCGTAGTCGTCCTCAGGATCGATGTCATCAACAACGTCCAAGCAGGTACGCTTAGTCCCAATGGTGTAGCCGACCAGAACACCAGCAACGATTGCCGCACCGCATGCGACCTTCTTGCCGTTCTTCTTGATACCAGCCTTAACCTTGGAAATAAACTTCTTGCCCTTCGATTCCTTGACTTCGTCAATAACCTCAGTCTGATTTTCCTCAGCCTTAACATTCTTGATTTCTTCCATTATAAAGATCTCCTTTCAAATGTTTAATGGTTCTCATAATACTGCATGTATTTTTCGCGAATCACGTAAGATCCGAATACCCAAATTTCGGGCTAACCTGATAGTCAACAACCAAGCATGGTGTGCCATCATCCGCCACAAGCGAGCTGAACGAAAGATCAATCATACCGCGCTCAATATTCCATCCAAGATCATCACCAATGGAAATATGGTCGAGACCAATCTCATCATAGAACTCATTGAGTGAAATATACATGTCGCTGAGCATCTGCCTATTAAGTTCGTTCTCCGCCTTTTTCAATCTGTCCATATCAGACTTGAAATATCGACCGGAAATCGAATCATAACATATCGTGGCACCTCTCCCAGTGATAATAACCTCGTTTTTAGACACCGGGTTCTTCTCAATTCGGTCCTCGGCGATCTTATCTTTAATAAGATGCTCTTTCTTCTCGCCAATCGTTTCCACGACCTTGTCCTTATACTCAGCCAGCGCCGTTGCAGAGATATTATAGGCCGCAGCAAGCGCCGTATTGCGCTTAAAATTCACGGAACTTGCCGATACGATGCACACAATAGATGCCGCACCAGTGATCGCTGCAGGAATATAGCACTTCCATGCGATCTTGAAACGGTCTTTCTTATTAAGCTCGATGTCCTGTTTGGCTTCGTTGGAAAGCTCAATCTCTCGATCCAGAATAAGCTTCTCTGCTTTAGGGGTTGCGCGCACAGCAAGCACGACCGTAGACACCATGCCCGCAATGCCGATGCCAGTGAGGATCTCAGGACTATGCTTAGCGACAGCATTTTTAATGCCCATAACAGTGTTAACAATAGCTTCTTTGTTCATCTTTTGTACTCCTTTCAAAAATAAAAAAAGAAGAGACTATTAAGTCTCCTCTTCCTTTCTTGCATTCAACGCTTCTTCTACTTTCTTTTCAACTACACTCTCCATCTTCTTATCATTGGCAATGCTGGACAAAAGCGCGCCAACTGCGCTCAGTCCAATGCCTCCGATAGTAATCAGTTTGTTAATGTCAAAATTAAATTTCATTTGAAGCATCTCCTTTCTTCACAATAGGGCCTGTAATTTTCACGAATTCGGCTCTAAAAATATAATCCAGCATTCGAGTCCATCATCCATGGTCGCTTTTTCTTGGCTCACTTTCTGATTACGTTTACGAGCTTCCTGCTGAACATTAACAAGGGAAGACTCAAAATATGTTTTGGCGTAATAGTCATAAAATAGCATAGAAACCTCCTTATAAAAAAGAAGAGAGCCTAAGTTTCCTTAGACTCCCGTCTTGCTGAATTCACAAATGGAATTAGCTCTTCTTACAAAAGAACTTCTTGAAAGCGCCTTCCACCTTGTCATGGTACTCAGCGAGCCAGCAGACCGCGTACCCGACCGCACTAATGGCGGCAGATACTGCGCACAGCTTAGCGTAAGCACCCCAAGTGATAGGTTTCATAGTCCATTTCATAACAAATTGCTCCTTTCGAATTTGTTTATTCTTCCACTAAAGAGCATGTAATTTTCGCGCAAACAAAAAAAGGAAGAGCCCGTTAAGGCTCAACCTTTCATTTCTTCTTATTAAAAAAGCAAGCTTTAATAATAAGGATGATAAATACCGCGCACAGAATGATGTCGCCATAGACCACAATGACCGATGTGCCTCCAATAAGAATTGTAAGCACTACAGCCACAGCAACCAAAATTGCGACAGCAACCAGCAGTGTAAATGTCATCATATTATTTACCTCCATTTTTAATATATGTCATAATACACATTGTTTCTAACGCGAAAAAGAAGAGACTCATTTAAGAGTCTCTATTAGACGAACCTTTTGCGATCATAATACACCCCAAAATTACGACAATAAAACCAAGTACCATCATAATATTAGCCTCCTTTTAATACACTAATTTGGTTCCATAATACAGAGTGTTATTATCGCGAAAAAAATAGGAGACTATGTTTAAATAATCTCCTATAATTGACCATATACGTTTACTTCATCGAATGAAAGATTCTTCTCATGAATTCTCGTCCCGGTCCAGATGTGACAACTCCGGTTTCCTCGAATTTCCAAGACTTAAGAGATCCCCAGACAGTAATACCCGCCGTGCAGATGATACTGGCCGCCGTAAGACAGTTCTTAATAACTCGATCTTTACGATCATCCGCAATCTTTTTCAGTTCAATGCTATTCTCAATCTCGCGATTGTCAGCATTGGTCTGAGCTTCAGCGTCGATCTTATCGATCTCGATAGCTCTGTCCAAAAGCTTTGTCAGTCCATCTACGGTGGATTTATACTCCTCGGTACCAACCTGAATCTTTTTCAGTTCGTTGAACCCGTCCTCAATCCCATCATGCAACATGGTTTCGATTCTCATTATAAATTCCTCCTTAATGATGTGAACAAATACGTTCCATAATAGAGCCTGTAAATATCACGAAAGATAAGCATTATCTTCAATCTTCAAAACTACTCGCTTTTTTCTCGGTAATTTGTCGAGATCGGTTGTAATCACGATTCTATATATATCTTTTTCTGGGTCAGAGTGATCAATTTTTAGAATCCCATACCCGGATATAAGCTCGTTAAATAAAACCGAGATAAGTACACCAACCACAAAAGAAATAGCAATCCACCAATACATAATAAATCTCCTTTCAAAAAATAAAAGGAAGAGCCTATGCGGCTCAACCTTTATGAAGCTTGCTATTAATAGTCTCCTTCATTTTCCTTGCCTTAGAGCCGACCGCTTCTCGAACTTCCGGAATGGACATGGCCATCCCCGCAAGTGTGATTGTGGGGACAATAATCTGTCCAACCCAAAGTCTGATTTCACGACTAGTCTCAATCTGTTTCCAAGTCATAATAAAATCCTCCTTTAATAGTTTTGCATAAAAGCGATTGTTTTCTTCGCGTACAAAAAAGAAAGAGCCCTTGTTAGGACTCCTCCTTTTCATAACGTTTAGTCAGATCATACTCAGTAGCTTTTGCCGTAAAAGCGATAAATTTTGCGCTCGGACGCTTGCAACTGCCAATCAAGTCAATAAATTCCTCACAATCGATATCAGCATTACACTCAACGTATTTAGCGATGCCGAGTGCATATCCCTTACCCATTGCAAGGACTGTCTCAATCGCAGCCAAAGCACCGAGTCCAATAATAATACTTTTGACAATTTTGTTCATAGTAATACTCTCCTTTCGTGTTTCATAATACCGTATGTTTTCTTCGCGTACAAAAAAGAAAGAGCCCTTGTTAGGACTCCTCCTTTAAAGAATTTACTTGCCGTTAATTACAAGATCAAGAAACTCTTCGTACGTAACTAACAGACCATCAGCAGTAATGCACATAATAATTCTCCTTCGTATGTAAAATTTTTCAAGTGATTTCTTTTCATAATATACTATGTTTTTCACGCGAAATAGAAAAAAGAAGAGGGCTTGCTTGAATCGCGAACCCTCTTAAATATAATTTACTTGTCTTTCTTGGGCACTTCGTAGGTCATAGCCTGCTTACTGTCGGTCATGCCAGACGTAGTCGGATCATTAACGACACCAAGAATGGCAAGCACCGCAAAAACAGCGTTGATAATAGCCGTAAGCTGTGCGCCGAGGCCGGCAAAGTCCCAATTGTAGCCAAACGGGGCTGCAATCACCTGCACAAGCAGAAGCAGGGCCGGAATAAGAGCCAGCCAAAAAGATTTGTTCTTAATACGCACTTTCCAGTTAATGTTCATAAATATCTTCCTTTCTAAAACATATTTAAGCTGTACGTTTCCACATATATACCGCGAGGTATGGAGGCATGTTATTATGTGCATTTCCGCCGCCAGCATAGCTCATGCCAAGTCTAGCCCACCAGGTTGTCTTTGTCTGAGTTACACTATCAACAAGATAAGCTCCTTCATCTGGTGTCCAATTGCTGTCGCCACCAGCATTACCGGAGTACATAGGATGCGTGTGTTCTGGCATCTCGCCCATTGTCAATGTATGAGTCTCCTCGCCTCCAGTGCTACCGGCTGTATGCGCACTAGATTGCCCGAGCAGAAACTTACCTTTGATGGCTTTCCATGTTCCCCCGAATAATGTCTTAGGCGAAGTGCTGTTAACACTAATGTAGATACTCCCGACAGGATACACTGCCTCCAAAATGAGAGCGCTCAACGCCCTTGAATAAATCCATCCGGATTCGTCGATGACTGCGACTTTAGGCGGTTTTCTACCAAGATCGGTCGCCGACACTGTTTGAAGCCATGTCCCAGTTACATATTGACCAACGAAATTCCCACTAGCATTTATTGTCGATGAAAAAGTCGCCGGCATTTTGACATTAAATCCATCACCCTCAGCAATGCCACCGAAGGTAATTCCTTTTCCAGATGCCGGAACATGATAAATACAATAGCCGGTTGAAACTGATGTCGATTTTGAAGACGACGAAATTGAATCACTAACGGTAAATGAAAACACATAAGAATTGTCAGAAGAAGTTTCAAGAATAATAGATCCGGTTCCAGAATAGGCAGATGCAGTGAGATTTTGGGTTATCCATTCAGATTCCGATCCTGAAGTCGTTTTGTACTTAAGCACTATGCTTTTTGCATTCTTGTTCGTTTTGGCGACATTGACAATTTTATATCCGTAAGTGACCTGAGTGTAATTGCCCTGTTCGTCTTCTGTGCTATCCGTCTTTGACTTGCACCTACGAACGGAAAGAGCTGTGACTTTTGGAGGCGAATATGCTGCGATTCTCGCGGATACAGATGCAGAATTTTTTCTGTTTCGGCTATCTCGAACTGTTGCATCAATTTGGCATGCACCAGACAGCCCGTTTGTTGAAATATTAAATGATCGAGTCGAGAATGAGCCCCCTGGATAACTCCCAGAATATGATTTTATCGTCGAACCATATGCTCCAGATGCAGTTATTTCTGCATAAATTGTGGACACACCAGAAACATATTTTCCAAAATACTCAAGGCAACTCTTTTTACTGCCAGATACCCAAATTGATGAAGTATCTGATAAAGATATTGAGCAGTCTGGGATTACAGTGTCCGGTATCGTGAACCAACTATTTTTTACTGTTGATCCGATTAAAGTTCCGGAACTATCATATGTTGAGAGTGTAAAAGAAGCCATCCCTCGAATCACATTTGGAGAATGCTTTGCCCAATCAAACGGCGGCGTAAATTTCGCACTAGTAGCTGAACTTTTAGTAAGAATATCTCCAGAATATGCTTTCGGAACCCCGTTTTCAGTATATGTACAATGATATGACAAGGTGTCTCTGAATGAGCTCGATTTTCTATCGATCGTGAATGAAAGCTCATCTCCAAGGTTCCAAGTCGTTGGACAAGTCAATTCTGAGGCTCTTGGAATAGTTGTTAGATCAACATAAAAATCATGGCTTTCAGATGTGACTCGCTCATGGCTAATATATGCAGCAACATTTAAATTTCTTGTTCCATCATCATTATGCGGTATGTCTACAGTTCTTGTAAATAGATCAATGCCGCTATTTGTTATTGCATCGCTGGGGGTAACGGTTTGCGAGTATGTGTCGTTGTATATGAAGCAATAAACAGTTCCGTTTCCGTAAGTCGTGTACCCAGTATTTGTTCTATAAAAGTTGATACTTACAGTAACATTTGACGAATTATTTTCCACGCTATAGGAGTTTTCCGTTACAGTAATTGTATATTTAATAAATTGATTTGATGTGCCAAAAGCCTCAGATGTTTCCGATATCATAAACCAGCCCTCCAATCATATGAAAATTAATCATGAACCTTAAGGAACATAAGCGATTTGTCAGACCTAGGGACAAATGCAAAGTTACCAAACTGGGCTCTTTGGTTAAGTTCCACAACTATATCGCCAGTATAGAAATTTGATCCGTCCCATCTCCCGATAACTACCCCATTATTTTCAAATTTAATGGCTTTATTATCAAGAGTTAATGCCAGATGCTTAGCATTTGGATTATCATATGTTGAATCAGAACTTATTTTAATTCCATCTTTATCAAATGTTATATACTTACGTATTTCATTGTACTGCTCCGCGGTAGTATACCCATTAAGATCATCTTTACTTGCTTTATGAGAAAGATCATCCTCAATACCAGACATTTTATTATCTGTTTCTGCTTTGTTCTTAACATAATCGCCCTCAGTAACATAATTTTCGAGAGTTTTTTTGGTATCAGCTTTATAATCTGTACGAACTTTTTCGATCTCTTCAGAAATCAAAAAAGTAATGCTACTCTGGGTCTGATCTATCCGCGTCTCTGTTCTCCGGATTCCTTCATATGTGCTAGACTTAGATACATCTGAATATTTAAATGCCCCATTTGTATACACGGTACATATAACAAAATATAGAGTATCGGAATTGCCATTAGAATAATCCGGTTCAGTCGACGCCCAAGTAGATGGCGGAGGATAAGTGGTCGGCTTTTCTGGAGTTGGCAAATCCGAAGATTGCGATAAATAATACCTGATTTCTGCCTCGACATCAATGATTCTAGATATGGTGACATTTGCTCTAGCTTTAATACTCATCAGCAAAGCCTCCTTTCCAATTACTCAAGTTGACAAGTGTAGACTTCCGAGTTAAGAACAGTACTCGCTTTAACCTCATATGTTTTAGAAGTTGCCACGGCCGTGGTATTCGATCCCTTGTACCACTTGATAACACCAAGAGAACCGCACGCCCCTGCATCCGTAATTGTCTGCTCAATGCTGCCCTTCCACACATGTGCTGTAAGAATCGTAGAACCAGAATTGTCCTTAAATATTGTCCCGTTCGAAGATGTTATGGTTAAAGTAATAGCATCCTGACCGTCTGTTCCGTCCGTGCCATTGGTACCTTTATATGAAACGCTAAAGGAAATAGTGGAACTGTCATTAGAATATTTAACAATGGTTCTAGTCCACAAGAATTTTCCTTCCGGAACAGAAGGGACATCCGATACCCAAGAGCCGGTAGGAGTAACTGTGCCGCTATCGCCAACCTGGTATTCCACGGCTGTGCTCACAATAGATACAGATGTCCCATTAGATCCATTTGTGCCTTTGTAAGAAACACTATACGCTTCAGTGGATTTTCCATCTGAATATTCAACTGTGGTTTTTGTCCAAAGATACTGGCCATTCTCGACAGTGGGAACAGAAGTGTCCCAAGTTCCAGTCGGTTTAGCTGTTCCGGAAGTGCCAACCTGATACGTTACAGATGCAGATTTTACGGTGACAGACGTTCCGTCGCTGCCTTTCTGTCCGGCTTTTGCAACTGCAAAGCTAAATTTTTTATTGACCGTGATGCCATCGACAACGACTGGAATCGTTGCCTCGCATGCTTCGGACACTGTTGCTGTAATTGTAAACGTAATTTTAACTTTGGAGGTTCCACTATTGGCTACGGACGCACTGATCCCATCTGGGCTAATAATATTATTCGCATCAACTGAGACAATCGGGCATGGATCGGCTCCAAGAAAAGCTATAGCCTCAGTTTCACAAGTCAGACCCGCATCAGCACCAGACGTATTGCCAACAAATGTATATGCTTCACTAGTAAGCATAACCGAGTAAGCATCAGTTACGTCAACGATCGTAATCTGATCAGCAGATTTAATTGCCATTTTGAATTCCTTTCATATGTCTCAAACTATCAATTCGCACATAAATGTAACCTTGGTGTTTACATCGCCTGGAGACAGAGTAAATGTAAATCCATTATCGCCAAGCCTGTCATCCGACGAAGATATAGCACCGAAGGAATCCTCATTTAATTTTTGCCATTTCCATTGCAGATATGCTGTACTGCCAAAAACAGCTTTCATGCTTGAACTATCGGTAATGCGCTGAGTTCCATGGTATATAACAACCGAAAGGACAGTGGAAACCGAATCGTTTTTAAACACAGTGCCTCTAGAAGACTCGATTCGAAGCAACGTTGTGATCTCATCTCTTAAAGAATTAACGTCGTTCTTAATTCCACTAATTTCATCATTAAGATTCGAGCCTTCGCCGCCACTTTTTATGGAAATATTAGCCGCGGATATCTCAAGCTTGTATGTACCATCAGTAGCTTTATAATATCTAATGAAATTATCTGCATCGCCAAATGAAATCTGGCCGTCTTTGTCAAGATATATGCCTCTTGTTCCATTAGTCGCAGATTCTTTGGCGCCAGAATATATAGAACTATCTGAAATGTTGAATCCGCCAATCGTAGCATCAAAAGCAACAAGATCATTGACATTGACCTTTTCTGCTGTGATAGATTTTGCAACAATAACAGATCCATCTAATCCGTTTTGATACTTTGGATCTGAAGCGGCAGTAGTTTCTCCAAGTGCATTGACGTTTAGCTTGTAATAAAGCCCATTTTCACCAAGAATGACAAGCTTATCAGCTTTGACTGTTCCGCCTTCAATGAGATCGCCAGTAATTGTAACACCGACTAATTTACCAGTTATGCTTGCGCCATCGATAACAAGATCTTTGATAATACCAGACGTTGCATAGAAATTCTCAATTGCCGCTTTGTCAATATTAGTAAAAGAAATATTTGCATATTTTATGTCTGCTTGGTATGCTGACAACTTCTTGGCATCAAGGTCTTTAATACTGGCCTTCGCTGCAGTTAACGATTCATTTATTGTAACGTTATCGGCCTGAAGATTGCTAATGTTGCCTTCTGCAGCCTCAAGCTTTCCGGTTATAGTTACGTTTTCTGCTTCTAGATTGCCAATCGAAGCTTCCTGAGCATCTAGTTTATTTTTTATCGTGACATTATCGGAGGTAAGATTTTTTATAGATCCTTCTTGAGCTTCAAGCCTCTGCTTAACTTTAATGTTATCCGCAGCAAACTCTTTTACCGCTGCTTCCGCGGCATCGGCCTTACCTCCGACCTCTTCCACTTCGCTTGTTCTAGCGGCAGGAGATGTAATATTGCCGGTGACAATCGCCATATGATTCTTTATAAGCACCGTAACACGCTCGCCATCGGCAATATTAGTTGTGAAAGACGCTGGGGTGAGTAATTCAGAGCCATCCAGTTTGACATATTTATTGCCATTTTGAATAACAGTCATACCATAAACTGTAGATTCTTTTTCTTCATCTGGCTTATTATTTGCAAGTTTTGCAAACTGAGACACGAGCTCACTAGATAAAGGCATGAAACATCACCCCTCCCATAATTTAGTAGTAAATACCGCTTTCTCGCTAACCGGAACACCAGGTTGGCATTTGATTGTTTGGCTTATAACTTTAGCTTTGATTCTATTGAGACCAGGGCGAGCGTAATTAAAAAGCACGCAATCACCAACTCGTACTGGGCAATAGCCGTGGGTATACGATATGGTATACTCAAGACTTGAAAGGTCCCTAAGTTTTTGTTCGGCGTACGCTTTAATTTTATTGTCTGTAGGATCGCCGACCAAGCTTGGATTGCTTTCTCTCTCCATTATCTCTCGTCCTCGGTTCACCGTGGAAATTGGGCTGTTCGGATCATCGTTTACAATCTTAGTGTAATAATGATTATCGCCGTCAGAATACACAACCTCAATTGAATTCGGAATACCGTACATATCATGCTTATATGTTAAATCAGGGTACAGAATTGAGCTGTTTCCATCATCGTATTCCCATATAGGCTGAAGAGAAGCCGTATCTTGATGGGGCGCAAATAGCACACGCCCCATTTCATCAAGATCGAATTTATGTTTAGCATATGCAGCTAGATCAGTTAAAAATGCAAGCCATGTGTCCGACGTATCCGCTACAAAATTATAGAATAGCGTTGTAGATGCCTCTGCTTTAATCACCGGCGCTCTGGCATGCTCACGAGTCAAAGTATAAACATACTTCATTGCATTCTGTCCCTTTGGAATATAATACCCAACAGGCGGCATACTTTCTTTGAGCTCCAGCAAAGGCGTATAAGCATCAACTGATATACTGTTTCGTTTGCCATCAAAAGAAGACTCAGGCGTCTGAAGCAAATATGTCCCCAAAGGAAAACGTTCTTGAATTCCATTTTGAATCGTTATAAGATAAACTCGGACATAGCATTCGCCTATGACTTCAGACAACTCAAAAGTGGCGGAGCCAAGTGTATCTGCGTCAGAATCCCTACTGATCGTGCAGGATTTGACATTCTCGAGCCGCTTTATGTCTCTCCAACTTTTAGGATCGACAATATAGTACTCAAATGTTTGCTGCATTGATGCAGTCCAATCGGGCATATCAAATACCTCCTGAGACTCTCTTAATTGTAAGTGTAACCGGAACAGTCATATCGCGATGCTTCTGACTGAACGAAACGCCGACGTTTGCCCAGTATCCGCTTCCGGATGGTTCACGCACGTATGCATCTCCAGTCCATACTGCTAATCTACGAAGCGCGTATAGTGTTTCAATATCAGACTTTGGAATCACAACATTCCAAGTCTCTCCTTCTCCAAGCTGTGTCCCATAGTAACTAACCGGATGCTTGCGACCGATGTATTCTACAAGCGAGTTATCAACAGAGTAGGAGTTGCTCACATCAATGTTATATGGCAGACGCAAGAATGATCCAGACCAAACCGGCTCAACATAGCGATCGGAGTTTACGGAATCAAATGAACGCCATTCCTCATTCCACTGAATAATGCAAGCCCTTTCATTGACTGGGAACAATGGCAAGTCAGAATATGAGATAACGCCAGTTGTAGTATCTGTTGCCACTACTCGATACCGAGCATAATTAAGAGCCGGATGCGGATCGGTTATAAACGTGCCGTCAACATTATTAAGGTTCGACATGATCTCAGTAAATGAGCCATCGATCTCTCTTCTGTAGACAGCCAGAGTAACATTCTGCACAAGTGCACCGGTACTATCCTTGCAATACGGCCGAATAATTGCAGATACTGAATTGTAATCCATACCAAGTTCAGCATTCGGCGTATAGGAGGTCGCAGTCCATCCAACTGTAAATGATAACGTGCTTGACGCATTGAGACCAGAATTCATCGAAACTGTGCAAATGATTGTATAAGATATTCCATTTTGAAGAGCCACGTCTCCTGCAGATAATGTTACCGACAGATTGGTTGATATGCTGAAGTACTTAGAATACACCTCATCCCCAGGCCCAATACTCTTATGGTTTCCAATCGGGTCCGTCGCCGTATACGCCTGATTCGCAACAATTGTTAGATAATATCCGACAGGTGATTGTATAGACGGACCCGCCGTAGCCGAAATATTGATTGGAAATGAGGTAAGAGTCTGAACTGTACTTCCAGTTGAATCGGTAACCGCAAGATTCAACGAGGGAACAGCATAGATATCAACCGTTCTCTGAATGGACCAATCGCCATAATCTTTTGTGACACCAGCAGTACGGACTCGCCACTGAATTTTACTTCCTTCGGAATAAGAAGACGTGTCTATAGTATAAGACATCGTTTTCTTATCGTCTTCCTCCGTGGTGCTGTCGATGGTATGCGTTTCTTTTACGCCATTGACATAGATCTCAATTTGTGCATATGTTTGGGTCGACCCATCCTCTGCATTGTGAAGCCAACTAAGAATCAGATTGTCCCCGACCATGCATGTTGTAGAAGACGACCATGTAGTCGGTGCTGAAGGAGTTTTGCCAAGAATGACTGAAACAATTGGAGACCAGTCGGAACTTCCGGCATCATTAGTGGCTCGCAAGCGGAAAAAGTATTCAGCTCCGGTATCGAGTCCTGTCTTTTCGTAATAAGTATACTGAATGCCACTTACAGTGGATGACGCATCAGAAGACCCAAGGTATTCTTTCTTAGTTGCATACTCAATATCGTATGTCGTAGCTCCAGTGATCTTAGACCAAGCCAAATATACAGATGTCTTTGTTTGAGCGCGGCATGTGGTTATAAGCAAACCATCCGAAGATTCCGGTTTTGTGTGAACATTCGAAGAATAATCCGACCATTCACTAATGCCCCGATCATCAGGAACATCGGTTTCCACAATAGTGAATGTTATGTTCTGCATTGTATTCTTCGCAGCGTCAAATTTAGTTCCAGATAGAGCACCATTTGATTGATTCCTTGTGTACGATTTGACTACCGTTTTGGATTTATGCGTTCGCACAGCCTTGGCTCGAACCTTATACTCACCGCCGGCACCAATATCGCAAGAAAATTGAGCATGGCCGGTTACAATCTTAGCTTTTCCTTCTGAAACAACAACATACTGATCATTACGAACAACTTCAAAATATATCCAGTTAGTTTTTCCTTCATACTCGATCGGCTTGAGATTGTCTAGGCTAGCTGTCAGCTTATAATCTTTTACCGAAACTGACGGCGTTGGAGGAGCTTCCGGGCGGATGTCGGCCCCAAAAAAAATACTCTTTTGAGCCCATTCACCCCACCAGTAACTAACCTCTGTATCATTTGCCGTATAGGTGGCGGAGACAGGTATGACTTGAAGTGTTACTTTTGTGGCATTATCAGGAGCTGACCATCTTGCATACTTCCACGTAGTTTCTTCTTCACTTCCGACAAAACCATTATCGTCTCCGGTCGAATACCACCATCTGACTTTGTAATGGTCTAAGTGGTCAAAAGCCTCATTGGACCATGTTGCAAAAAGGTTTCGCGTGCTGCCGCTTTCTGCCTCGATTCTATCGATTGTGACAATATAAGCCATACTTATCTCCTCCCCTCTATAATAGATGCGCGAATAAGAGTCTGAATTGCATCAGACACTTCAGATCCACTGTCATAGGTTATACCATTGATCTGGTAGGTGTCACCAGACGCTTTTCCGATGGTCTTTCCAAGGTCCTTAATGGCCGAAACAACATCATCATTAACTCCATTTTGATTACGGTTCATCATCGCGCTAATCGAGTGAACATTTGAGAATGCGCTAACTGTCGGGTCCATAGCGAGCATATTGCTTATTGCATCAGAACTACTCTCGACATTACTCAAATCAACAATCGGCCTGATCATCGGCTGAGTGTTGACATCGTCAGTCAAAGCAGCTGTAACATTAGACAATACTTTGCTTGCAGAGTCGATGACATCGTTACTCATGTCATTGACTGCCATGGTTCCAAGATAGCTAAAGCGTTCTATGCCCTGAGCAAACCCTTCAGGAACGCCAGCGCCAATCTTTCTAAAGACTTTAGAAGGAGAATTTATACGAAGTCTGGATCTTGCAGCACTTTCCGTATTGTCGGCCAACGCTATAGCAGCTCGTTGGGCCAGATAAATATTGTCTCGTATGCCGTTCGCAAACCCGGCTACAAGGTATCTACCAGCATCGTAAAATTTTGACATACCACTTCTAGCCGAAGACACGGCCTTATTAAGTGGTGCATCAAATGCATTTTTGATTGCTGACTGCTCAACGTTAGTAGTGAATGCGGTCGATGCCTGAGTCCCGAGACCACCAATAGAAGTTACTATAGAATTAAGGCTACCAACATTGAAATTTGCAACCGCTTCGGTAATAGAGTTTAATGCAGCGGCTGCTGAATCATAATATGAAAATTCAACCTCACTGAGTGTGTTTGAAAGGTTCTTCATACTAGTGCCAAGAGCTTCCAGCTGATTACTAAAATCGCTCGCATTCTTGTTGCCGAAAACCTTCTGCCATGCGCCGCCACTGCTTGGAAGTGCCTTCACGAAATCTGCGAGAGCCTCCGCAGCCGGCACAGAGTTTTTAATAGCGTCGACTTTTAGGTCTGTAACTGATTCTCCATAGCTGACAAGGGCAGTTCCAAAACCGCTAATATCATTGGAGAAAGACGTCATGTCCTTGTTACCTAAAAACTCCTGAAGTGTTCCGCCACTATTGGGAAGTGATTTAAGAACCTCGACAAGACTATTCGCTGCCGGAACAGAATTGTTAATAGCGTCGACTTTGAGTTCTGCAACGGAATTACCATAACTAGTAAGAGCATTGCCAAAATCCTCCAATTTAGAGCTAAAGCCAGAAAGATCCTGCTCGCCAAACACAGTTTGAAACCAGCCTCCTTCTTTAGGAAGCGAGTTAAAAACCTCAGCTAAAGATGCAGCAGCCTCGGCCGATGCCTTAATTTGTTCGGAGTTTACACCAGTTGTAGCATTGCTGAACGCGACCATAGCTTCGCCAATAGCTGTGAATTTCTCAGAAAGTCCGGTAAATGAGGTCCCTAGCCCAATAAGACTAGCAATTCCGCTTAAGAAGTCTGCGGCAGTAAGAAGAAGAACTGCCTTAATGATTGCAACAATGCCATCAAGAAGAGATGTGTCGCTTCCGATCATCTTACCAGCCGTCACGAATGGCATAAGATTGACCATAAACATTGACAGGCTAGTGGCAATCGACGGAAGAGCTGAAGCAGCAGTCTCGGCAAACATTTTAACAAAGCTTCCGATAAAATTACCGAGACCTTCGCCGATCTTACCAAGAGTAACAATGCCATGATCGAGGAACTCATCCATACTAGGCTGATACTGAGAAAGTGCCCCAATGCCGTACATAATACCGCCAATTGCTACGATTAGGGCCGCTAATGATCCAACACCAATTATTGCTGCTGCTCCAAGCGATCCAGCAAATGCGAGAAGTACGCATGCAGTGGACAGCGACACAACAAGAATTGACAGTGCCGCAGCATTCTCGATAGCATTCGAGACATTGAGTGCAGTCATTTCAGCTAAAACAAGTCCGAGGATCGCGAGAACACCGGACATTGCATAGGCAGCAATAATCGCTTTGCCACTAACGTCGCCACCGAAAGTAGAAAGTATGACCATACTCGTAGAGAGTGCGAGCAGTAAAAGCGATAGCCCTTTAGCATTCTCAACAGCATTCGAGGCATTAAGCGCAGACATTGCAGTAAGAATTGCTCCAAGAATCAATACCACGCCGGTCATCTTGTATGCGGCTGCCATTGCTTCATCTGCATCTTTCCCAGCGATGCTGAGAATAAATAAAGAAGCTGCCAATGCTGTAAGAAGTACGGCAAGCGCCTGTGCGCACGGCAATGCTTGATCCGGGGAAAGTTTAGCCATGCCGACAATAATAGCAGCGAGAATCCCAGTTACAAGAACAAGGCTCATCAATCCGCCAAACTTTTTCGCAAGATCTTCGCCCTTAAACATCCCGGTAACAGCAACAAGCAATGCAAACGTCGCAATAACTGATGCCAGTGCACTCTTTGCAGCATCAAGAGATGCGGGATCGAGGTGCGCCAACGTCATAAGCGCAACAGTCATCATCGCAATCGTCACAGTTAAAAGCACCAGTGTTGACTTGCAATCCTTGGCAAGATGCGTAACCGCAATCAACCCAGCGAACATAGCCTCAAGAACTGCAATAACGCCAACTGCTTTCCAAAGACCATCGGGACTCATATTCTTAAGAACAACAATAACACCGGTAAGAATTAGCAAGGAACCCGCAGCCATCAACAGCATCATTCCAGCTCGATGGGCAAATTGTCCTGCGAGATTTGAAACGGCAATCAGCACTCCAAAAATGCCAAGAAGAGAGATAAGAATCGGTGTTATCCGCTTGAGATCATCCTGGGATATTTCAGCCATTGCTTTGACAGCTTTGACCATAGTGTACATTGCTGCAGCCAAAGCCAGCATGCCAATTCCACCAGTAGCTGCATTTGTTCCGGCAAGATTTGTGATTGCCATTAATGCAGCCAGGATCCCAAGTATGCCGATAATAGTAAGAAGATTTTCTGCTATCTTATTTCCATCAAAATTGCATAGATCGTCAAGAGCGCTCATTAACAATTTTAAAGCGATGACCATAGCAATAAGGCCAACTCCACCAGAAAATGAAAGGCCCTTAAGCCCCTGTGCCGCTATACTAAGTGCTAAAATCAGGCCAACAAGAGTCGCAAAAGATTGATTTAGACTATCCTTATCAATTTTGCTAATGCTTTTAAGTGCTTTAGCGAGTATATATACAGCTGCCGCAAAAGCAATAATAGCTATACTGCCTTTTGAAAGCTGAGGCACTCGTTCCCCAAGTGCTACAGCCACAACGCCAAGAACTCCAATTAGTGCAATTAATACTACGGCATTTTTGTATGTCTTATCGTCAGAACTCAGCCCGTCCATTGTCTTAAGTGCAAGAGCCAGTAAAGCAATAGCTCCTCCGATAGAAAACATTATTCCAGAAATCTTGGCTATACCTGAAAAATTAACTTTGCTGACCGCATACGCAAGAAGCGCAAGCATGCCCATCAATCCGATAAGTGTAAGAAGTGGTGTCGAAAGTTCTCCATTTTGATTTATGTCATTGATGACATACATGCTCGCAACAAGAAGTGCGACAGCAATTGCAAGCTTAACAATAGCAGTAGCCAGAACATTAATAGCTTTAGATCTATCTATGAACGTCTTAGCATCGATGTATTTAGAGATGGATTTCTCAATTCCGGCAAGCCCTTTAACTACACTGGTGACACCAGCAAGAGGACCTTCCAGCATTTCAAGAGACTTTCCAATGTCCATCACGGACTTAACCATCAAGGCGGCCATACCGTAACCAAAAATGTCGCCAATTCGAACTTCTTCAGCGAGATTAAAGAGCGACGTCTTAAACCCATCAAGGATACTAGTTGCAGACCTAAGTTCGGTCTTCATAGACGTCTTTAAGCCTTTAACTTTATTGGTTATACCTTTGAAGCTGAAGTTAAAATTAACTTTAAAGAACTCGTCTAAAACATTCTTCTTAAAATCGATAAGCATAGCCTTGAGATTGTCAAGGGTAATTTTATCAAGATCTTTCCAATTATCGATGAAATCTGCGATCCGCTTTCTACCATCGGAAAAGACTTCTTTAGTTGCATTAAATGCATTAACTATGGCAGTCTTTACCGACGTCACAGTTTTCTGAACAACCGGTAATTCTATAAAGGCTTTGATCCAATCTCGAATTGCCAAAGCGGCCTTCTGAGCATTAGTAGCAATTGCACCAAACGTTCTAACAAATATATTATTAGAGTTAAGCCACTCTTTAAATTTTGTAATTGCATCGCCAACCGCTGCGGTCACGTCAAGAAGACTAATGTGTAATGAAGACAATAGTTTTGACACAACTCTAAGAGCGACTGCCACGGTTCCGCCAACAAAATTCTTAACAACACTTAATGCTGAGAAAAGCCCACTAAATGTTCTTCGAAGTTTATCCGCCGTTTCATCGGTCATAACAAACTTTTCAGAAAGAGCATGCAAATTCTCTACCGCTTTGTAAACACCATCTGATAAACTCTTAGGAGAAAAGACGTCATTCCATGCGGTTTTAACGGTTTTAAGAACCTTTGAAAGCCCCTTTAAACCATTTTGAATAGCATCCAGAAAAAGGTCTTTCTTAGTAGGAGTCTGAAGATTATTGATCAGCTCACTAATCGGTTTCCCGGTGTCCTTAGCCTGCTGAGCAAGATTTTTAAGAGATTCTGACTGCTCTTCAGTATATCCGAGACTTTTAAGTTCGGTATCAGACAGACTTCCGATGACTTCTTCAAGTTCCTCAGCTTTTACAGTACAGTCAGACCAGTTCTTGCCATTACGAAGCCAAACTTTATTAACGAGTGTCTGAACTTTAGCATAATCCTCACCGGCATTTGCTAAAGCTTTTACTCGCTCGGCGCCATTGCCAAACTCACCGCGAATAACTCTGACCGCAATGTCTTGAAAATGTTCCAAACTCTGCGCAGCATTGCCAACTGCATCTGCAGCGGAATTAAAAGCCTTTGTTGTCTTAGCAACATCTCCGCCATTAACTTTCGCAAATGGGTTCTTAATATCTAACTTCTCTAAAAACCCGGCTAACTTATTAACCATATTGCCAATGGTCTTGGTTGTCCACTCCGCGATCGGCTTAGTTATTTCATGAATCTGGTTAACTTTCTTTCGAATGGCATTGAAGAGATTAACAAATGGGCCGTTTTGGGCTATAAGCGGTTTAATAAAGTCTGCACCAATTCGTCCAAGGGCTGACTTAATGTTAGACAACGCACCTTCGAATGTACTGTTAGCAGCTTTTGCATGCTCACCAAAGGCATCATCCATAGCAGCTGCAAAAGTATCAAACGAAATTTGGCCCTTCGACACCATATCTCGAATTTGGGCTTCTGTATATTTAGTGCCGTCGCCGATCTTGGTCAAATAACTTGCCAATGTTGCGGCCGCGTTCATGCCTCTGCCAGATAGTTGAAGAAGTTGATCGCCCATCATTCGACCCTGGCCGGCAACCTGAGTAAAGATTCGACCAATGTCTTCATAAGAGCTATTCGTCATTGCGGCAACGCCTGCAACACCTCTAAGAGCCGAGAACATCTGATCTCCAGCCTTCATGCCAGAGGCTGCTAACTGAGAAGCAACTTTTGCTGCTGCATCCAAACTGTATGCAGTTCCGTCAACAGCATCGCTGACGTTCTGCATAACAGCAGCGACGGCTTCTTCGTTCTTAAGAAGACCCTGAAGCTGGAAATTTGCATTCTCCAGATTCATGGCTCTTCTTTTACCGCCATTGATGATGCCATTAGTCACGAAACCAACGGTTTTCTTTGCAAAACGCATAGCAGAGTCGGTGAGATTCTCGATTACTCGCATACCGACGATTCCCATAGTGGAAAATCGGTGCTCAACTTTTTCAAGACTGGCCGCTAAACTTTCAATTCCAGATGTATTTTTTGCAGTGGAGTTCACATTCTCAAGGCCTTTTGCAGCGCCTTCGAGATTCAAACTCTTCTTGAGCTTATTAAGACTTTCAGTGGACTGAGCCACGCCTTTCTCAAACTGCCCATTCTCGAACCGCATCTCTACGACTCTTTCATCTACTTTTTTGCTCATGATTCAGTGACCTCCTTCCATGCGTTATCTGCTATTGTATCAAACAGCGGCTGAATCGCAGGATTGATGTAATCTCGCCCCTCAACCCAGCCGCCATTTCCAGTTCCATGCCCATACTGCAATATAATAGCAATGGGCACGCCTTCATTAAGATTAGAGTTATAAAAATTTATTGAAGCTTTTCCATTTTGATGCTTCACTTCATAATACCATGAATCGGCAGTCAACCCGGAATCAACAGGGGTTGCAGACGCAAGAGCAGCCACGCCTTCTCGACCATACTTGTCAAGTTCGCCAATTTTAATAACGTTCTTTGCTCTTTCTAAGAATCGATTTAAATTAGAAAAGTCACCCTTTTGTCTGAACCTTATCAATGCTCATCCCTACTTCCGAAATGTATTATTTGCCCATAAGTGTAGCGAATCTATAGAGAACCGTAACGAGCTGCTCTCTCGTCATATAATCTTCCCACATACCGTTGAACTCGGTATCAGAAGCGCCGGCAATAAGGCCATTCTTAACAGCCCAGCCACGTGCTTCTTTACTCCAGTTAGCCGCATCGTTATCCTGAAGCTGAGCGCGATATCTAGCCATAGCAGTGTCAAACATTTTATTAAAAGTATCCTGAGTCATATAATAATCCTCCAGTCGTTCATTAACTTCCGCAGCAATGTCATAAAGACGATCATAAATGTAATCGCCAGGGCAAGACTTGTTGTAAAACCATCTGTGAACAGTCATATTCTGTTCTTCCGGACAGCCAATAAGACTTTTGTCAGCTCGCCATTTAAGGGATTCAATTCCGTTTCGAATACAAATATCGACAAGTAAATCGATAAGGGACCCATAGACGGCGTCATTAATGGCATACGGATAATATGCATCCGAAGCGCATTCAATTGTAATCGCCCTGTGGTCGTTCGAGCTGCTCGATGAGCACCAGGAACGGTCTTTCTCCTCAACATACATACCAATTCTTCCATCCGAACCGATGCCATAATTAGACGATGCCTGAGTATTGTAATTAGCAAACAGGGAGCCAAGGCCTTCAACACTAGCCTGGCCAACTACACAGTGAATAGTAATTGTATCGATTTTATGATTCCTAGGATTTTTACAAGGACTAATCCTAGTATAGCTAACAAGAGGGCTATTACTCATAATTATCACCCTTTCGTGTTTAATTTCTTCCTTCGTGCAGCATTCAAAGCTGCATTTCTGGACATGATTTCATGTCTGCTTCTCTTCTTAGGCGGCTCATTCTTAATGCTGCACACCTTGATGAGAGTAAGCAAACGATTCAAATGCCACTTTTCACATTCAAATGGAATATTTAGTGCAATCATCCAGTAATATATTAGCTCAGAAGTTATCTGTTCTCGACTAGGACCAATATTCTTCTCATCTGAAAAATATGTAGCGGTCATAGGAGCAGCGATATACTTGTTGATCTCGTCGATGTTCGCTCGAGTCAAACACAAGTATACTTCAGATGGTACATTCCTTGTGATTGTCATGCACTTTATATAATCAATGGTCTCATCTCGTGTCTTATCTTCTTTAGAAAAGAAACACTTGCACCATTTTGATTCCCATTTTGAAAGAGAGACGAGAGAATGCTCCAGTTGCAAAGTCTGCTCTCTGACAACAAGGAATTGCCCACGTTCTTCATCGAAGAGTTCTCTTCCGGGAACAGTTATCTGGAGCATCTCTTAATCTCCTTGCTGGTTAGATTGCAGCGGGCGCTGCAGCTGCTTTCTCAGCCACATCACTAGGCATAATTCCATTAACAAATGCAGCCGCCTTATCTGCGTCCGTCGCAAGCTCCATAAAGAGCTGAGAATATGCCTCAGTCTGGGAGAACTCGGTCGCAAGCTCCTCAGACTTAATAAAGCGCTTACCATCAGGGCTCTTCTGGCCATAAGCCTTAAGGACAAGCTCCTTAAAGATCTTGATAATCGCCGGCGCATCCTGAGCGTCAACAATGCGCTTGATCATTTCGGTAAGACCACCGGTAGTGCCCATCTCCCACTCCATGAGTTCTGCCTTAGACAGATGGAACCAAAAGTCCTCAGTTCTCTCAACACCATTGTAATCCGTGTATTTAATAATTTCCTTAAGCATTAGTAATTTCTCCTTTCAAATTTAGAAAAGGGCCCCACGATTAAGTGAGGCCCATAACGTTAAATAATATTAGACTGACGCCTTCATGAGAGTCGCGATCTCATCCGGAAGGGGCAGACGGGGATCAACTGCACCGGTAGTATGATCTTCGCCGGTGCCGTCCTTGCCGTAAAGAATTTCTTCAAGCGCGGTGAGCTTCGCAGCATCGACCTTAGTAGAATCGATAGTCAGAGAGGCAGTCGGCTTGAAGTTAGCCACTGCGACAGGGGTGGTACTCAGCTCCCACGAGAACGTGATCGCGTCCGGACTATCGTTGATGGTCGAATACGCTTTCTCGGACGGGGAAGCCATCGCGCCGTAGATAATATGAAGCTTATAACCGTAGTCATTGCCCTTAGCATCGTTGCCAAGGGTTGTACGATAGCACAGGCCGAAAGTCTTGCGAGCCTGCTGACCAATGTAGACACCTTCAGTAAGCGATGCAGAGCCATCGCACTCGGCGAATTCATCGGGGTAAGTATAAGCTTCAACGGTGGCGCCGAACTCCTCATTAGACATCAGGTTAAGATACTTGATATCATCAGCGTAGAGAGCAGTAGCCTCTGCACCAGAGGGGCTCTCCGTGATAGCCGTAAGACCATTCCAAGCAACACCCTTCGGATAGGTGCCGCTTGCGCTCATGGGGTAAAGGACACCATTCTTTACACCGGTTTCATAAAAATGTTCACCAGTTTTGTCCCAAACAAGTTTCATAGAGCAAATCCTCCTTTAATAATATAGAGTAAATACATAATGATTGAGATTATCGGCAGGATAGTATCGATCGAAACTGCAGTACCTAAACTGCGACAATTTGTCGACATATTCATTGTCGGGATCTCGATCAATAAGTATTACTTCGTAGGCTTTCGCCTGTTTAAATGGGATATCATCCGCATGCCAATTTTCGACATCGGACAAAGAATATCGAATCGCCGGATACTTCATCGATATCGACGCTGGGGGTTGAAAATACACGTTTTTTGATCCGAGTAATTTTTCAAGCTCGTTTTGTAGTTCAAGTCTACTGCCCATTGTATACACCACCCAACGTCAATATCAATCTAGGGTACGAAACTTCGACATTCGAGATCTTCCATTTCGTACCCATGAAAACAGCATAGCGCATAGTGTGAAAATTGTTCGTGGCATACGGATCAGCCACAATACTAATTTCGTTACTAATGTTAATGTCATCATTAACTTGGTCGGCACTTTGAAGCCGACGAGTATTGCGGATCAAATCTCCGTAATAAGAACGTTCGACAATTTGCTCCTCATATACGCCAGGCTTAGTTTCGACCGTGCTAGCATAGCCGATTTTACCGTAAAATTTTGCCATTTTGAATTTTCACCTAGACTTTACTTACGCGTCAGCAACAGCAGCAAGATTGGTCAGAACCGTCTTAATGTCGGTGCTTAAGCCAGTCGTGGTCACGTAATTGACAGAGCCGACTTTGCTAGCATACGCATAGGAAACCGGAATGAAGTAGTTCGTACCGATGCAAATGACAGCACGCTTGATGAACGCATTCATCAGCTCGGCATTCGTAAACTGCTTAGTGCAGCCCTTATCGACGTAAGCCTTGCCGTCGGGAGTGGCCTTGCCATAGATGACAATTGCGGCGACATTCTTGTCGTCAGCATGATCGAAGATTCTTTCAGTAGCCATAGTATGTTACCTCCTAAAATTATTTATGTTCGAGTTACAAATTAAACTCAAGCAGTGGGCTCTTCCAGAGCGATGGCAGAGTACCACTCGACAAGAGCACCGGAGACACGAGTCTCCAGAAGGAGCTTGTACTGGTTGAAGTCGATATCGAAGTCGTCGAACTTCGTGATCTCGCCGCCCTTAACGCAACCAAGCTGGTAATCGGCCAGGTTGACAAACAGGCCAAGGAGCTTCTTCTTATTGCCATCGGAAGTCTGACGGGTCAGGCCCTCGAACTGCTCGATGGTCTGAATATCACGGACGTTCAGAGCCGCAACAAGGTCGGCCTTCGAGGAGTAAATACGACGACCATTCAGGTCACGAGCAAGCAGCATCACGTTGAGCAGATGCGGCGTGCAGTAGAAGGTCAGGTTGCCCGAGCCCTTGTACTTCTCACGGGAGTACAGAGCCGCCTCGATAACAGCCTCAGCATAGACATAATTGTCGCCGAAGCTCTTCGCAGTGTCTGTACCCTGGAGCTTTGCCTTCTGACCAGCGATATCAACATCCTGATGGATGCAGTACAGGTCATTATCGTGCCAGATCGGACGGATGTGATCTTCCTTGATCTTATCGGGATCAGTATCCTCACGGCCGTCACCGATCAGGATAGCCTGAGCAAGAGTCTGGTCCATGGTGTGGCGCATGATCTTCCACTGGTAAGCAACAATATCGAAATCAGTGATGTCGAGAACGTCATCACGATTGATCTTATCCTTGATGTAAACGGTCTGAGCATCGTGGGTACGACCAAGCAGCTGAATCTGCTTCATCTCCTTCTTATAGTCGCCCTTCTTCTGATAGCCCATGGCCTTCAGTTCTGCCTGACGAGCATCAGCACGACGAGTGCGAATACGGCTGTACGGAGACTTGTGAACACCGTTGATAACACTGGACACCCAAGTGTCATCGGGATAGAGAATCTTCGGCTCCTTCGGGTCAATGTACTTGTACTCCGGCAGGAGCATATCCATCGTCTCAGCATCAAAAGCATCGTGCTGCAGCTCGTTCTCATTCTCGTAGATCTTACGAGCCTGCTTAAAGCTGCCGATACTCGGGGTCTTGGAGAGCTCGACAATCTGGTCGAGATCCGAGTGGGTCAGGACCTTCTCGTCCTGCATGCCATCAGTGTCAAAAACATTATGCTTCATTTCATTTCCTCCCTCAGAATGTTTCATTTTATCGCCGTCATCTTCATCTTTTTCTTTGTTTTTATTTTTGTCTTCATCCTCATCTTCGTCTTCATCACGATCCGTGATATATCCGATCATTGCATAGACGGCCTTCTTCTGTTTCTCAGTAAGAGTGTTAAACACATCTCCAATGGTCTCTTCATCAGAATGCTCAAGAGATTCGTTATTTTCATTCATGTCAGATTTTTCCTCCGATTCATCATCTTCATCACTATGAAAAATTGTGATGTTCTCACCAGTGAAAATTCTGGCTTCCTCTTCGCATTCCTCACCGTGCTTAATAACGGATTCGATAGATGCACCAGGGTTTGCACCCGCAAGTACCAGACTCACCTCTCTAATATTACCATGAACAACATTTGACATATTCTGTTTAAGCTGATTTGCATAAATAGAGAGAGAAACGATGTCGCCATGCTGAACAAGCAGTTTGCCAGTCTTGCCAGATTCCGTGTCGTTAAATGTGCAATATGCATAAACACCTTCGTCACGGTTCTCAAGAAGGGCGTGGCCAAGAATCTCATTTGGGTCATCGTGACGATGATTCCAAACAAGCGGAACGGTCTGACCATCATTGTGCTTAAAAGCATCTTTCATGATAACTCTACCATCAGAGCATTTGAGATTTGCTTTGGTAGCCCATCCGCTAAAATCGAAATTTTCCATTTTGATTTTATCCTCCTTCTTCTAAATTTTCCGTGTACTCTTTATAGATGCCGGGGTCTTCTTTTGTTTCCGCGATATTACTGTTACGCAATTCATCGGCCTTAGGATCATCAGACGGTTTCATTCCAATAATTTGCCGGATTTCATTAGACGTCATAATCTCATTGCGAGTGAACTTGTCTGCGATCTCAGCAATATCATTAACCGGAACCAGTTTGAACGGATCTCTGAAGAACTCGATCGACTGATTCTGAGTACGCGCGGTTTTAGTAAGAAACTTACGTTTCATTTCATCGGCAATCGCAGAAACGATTGGCTCGATAGTCCGGCTGTAGTAATTAAGCATGGTTTTTTCATCAGCGGTACCATCAAGAATCGTTTGTGTAATGCCAAGCTGACTGTACAGTTGGTTTGTAAGATACTCGACCTGCTTCATGAGATTATTATCAAGTGACCGATTAAGTTGAGTAATCTTTTCGGTTCCATCAGTGTAAGCAATGCCATATTTGGACCCAGCCAACTGCATTTCTATATCTTTTCTTCGGTTCTCGGCTTGCTGACGACGAGCATCTGTCTTTATTACATAAGGCAACTGAATGATCAAATCAAGTTTGCCGGATGCGGTCTGCTCGTCTGTTATGTCGAGAAGACCGAGTTTATGAACCAGACGCTGCATGGTTGAGTTAGGTTCATTCATAACAGCATAAAGAGGGTTTTCTACAATGGCCACTATTTTCTTAGGAAGCCAAATCTCCTCTTTATTTCCTGTTTGCTCATTGTAGAGCCGTACTTGCACATGCTGCGGACGCCACTGAATAATTTTACCAACCCGCATGGTTTCAACGTCATACGAATCAGTAACCTTCGGATCTGTCGTAGTGTCCGTCGGAACGATCGCAACACAGCCCTCATCCAACATCGACATAACAATATCTTGCTTAAATGCTCTGCCAGTTTGGTCCATATTAGCACTCAATGTGAGGCAATTATTAAGACCAGAATTGATTTCTTCTAAAAATCGTCCATTCTTATCGAGACGAACATGACGAATATCAATAGCAGACACGTCTAAAGCAATCCTATTTAGAACTGAAGTGGTTATGGATCGCTCATTGCCACGAGTGAATCTGGGGCGATCGGGTCGATAGTAATATGACGATCCGATATCCCCGAATTCGGCAGTCGGGTCTCGACTTCGGAAAACATTCCAGGCGTGCTTAAGCCTGGATGCAAAAGATTGTTCCATTTTGATTTTCCTCCTTCATTGGGGAGCGTATCTCAGTTCCACAAGTGCAATCCATTCTGGGCTACTGTCTCCTTCCAGTTATTCAAATGCTTCTCTATTGAGTTTAAATGCAATATAGGCATCCATCATAGCTGCCACAGCATCGATCTTTTGATCATAACGCTTCTTAAGCAGCTTACGGTTACCATTAGTATCTTCAAGGGTAATACAGTTCCCCATAGCGAAGGTCATTAGATCTTCATCGAACAAAAGCATTCTCTCTTCGGATAATTTCTTGAGCTCTCCAAGTGGGACGGACTCGGTTTTTGCGCCCTGGATAACCTTCTCGATACCGAATGGCCCATTCTCTCGCTCCCAACGCTCGACAAACTCTCTAGCATTGTAAGGGTCGAATCCGAAACAGCGGACATCATATTCTCTTTCTGAGATATGATTGTCGAGATCTTCATAAACTTCCATCATATCAAGAACAGTTCCCGGCATAACGACAAGGCTGCCCTCTTTCATGAACTGATCATACTTTGTCCGCATTGCTGCTGGAAGTTTCATAAGCGTCAACTCAGTAATATAGTTACGAGTCTTTACACCGAAGCTGCCATTGGAAAGTGGGAACAAGAAAGTAAAGGCACAGAAGTCGTCACCCTGAGAAAGGTCTGCCCCAAGAGAGCAAGGCATCTTCCAGAATTCCCGTTTACGGTGAGGAAGGGTCTCTTCATAAGTGAAGTAATAAGTATAGCCTTCCATCGGGATTCCAAAACGCTTAGCAAGAATGTCATTTCTTGCTGCAGGGTTTTTCTCAGCGCGCTCTACTTCGAGCTGGTATGTCTCATAAGTAACAGTCTTACCAAGATTCGGATTTGCCTTTAACCACATATCAGGGTTGTTAACTTCCTCTATGTCATCTAATTTATACCACCAAATAGACACATGTGGGTTATAATATTCGCCCTTAAGGATGTCAGATAACTCCATTTTGATTGTGTCGCCACTTCCATTTCGGACAGTACCTTCCGAGCTGATTGCAACAATAAGGTAGTCATTATTTTCAGCTGACCCCTGTTCCTTAGCTGCGCCCTGTTCAAGTGCACCTATCGGATCTTCTCTAACATCACCAGAGAGCCATTCATCAACCGTAGCAATCTTAACTCGCAGACCTTGGAGTTTATCGATCGACATTGGTCTGACCTCAAGTATAGAGCCAGTAAGAAAATTCTGAATTCCCTTCTTTGTCGAGGCCAACTGGCAGCGATTTGCTCTTGATCCTGTAGTATTCTGTAGAGAACCTTCGGTCAAAAACTTATACAGTGGCCCTCTAGCTCTTGTAATGGCAGTTCGAATCGGGGACATAACCTCTTCTGCCTGGGCCATCGTAGGAGCGGTCGTAACTTGATGCGTGGTTGCAGTATCGACATTTAGGAAGTAGTTCTGAATACAAGATGCATACATTGATTTTGCCGAGCCTCGAGCGACGATAAGATACTGCTTGTTGACAAGGCGCTTCTTGATACGTTTCTTTTCGTAATGCCCGCCATGCCCATCCGGAGACGGAACATAAACACTTCGTTCAACAAAGTAGTACCAACCGAAAATCTGTTCTGACCAGAGCTTAAACGAGTCAAGTAAATGAAGGTCCTCGCCATTTGTCAATGTTAACTCATTTTCGCAGAATGCAATAAAGCCATTAATAGCCTCATCATCATACCAGATTCCTGGATTTGCAATGAGATCGTCGATTCGGTTCATCTCCATTGAAATCTCACGATTAACCGGAATCTCGCCTCTGATAACAGCATCCCTAAACTGGCCATAATAAATTGGAGTGGCAGTATTCGATAATGACATTTTACGCCGCCTTACTTTTTGTCAGACTGTCCCTTCTGGGGGTTGACGATACGTTTATTTGCATCGTCGGAAGAGACACCGGCAAGTCGATTGATGGCATTACCAACAATGTGGTTTCCGGCCTGAGTTCCGAGATTAACAATGACATTCTTACCGATGGATTCAAGGCAGTTCATTGCAAAATTTTTCCCTCGACTTTGCGCCATTTCATCCCTCTGCGCATCGCGATACTTTTTCTCAAGAGTCATTCTTTCTAAACGCTCATTAATCTCGGCATCTGTCATTTCGCTAAGACGTTTCTTCTTAGGCTTCACAGTTTTCGGTTTAGAAGATTTCTTAGTTTTAGTTTTAGCTTTGGTTTTCTTTTTTGCCGCCGGTTTACGACCTTCGACGGAGCTTGAAGTTGTTCGCTTCTTATTAATAAGCGAGCCGTCTTTATTCTGGTATCTACGAACCCCCCACTTCATGCCGATTACGCCATGATGATAGAGTTCGCTTGAATAGGTATTAGGCTCCATAGCTAGTCCTCCTTTCAGCTAAGGACTTCCCATCCCTGAATCTCTAAGTAGATTTTGTCAATGAATGAGTTTCCTCCTAATGCTTTATAGGCATTGTATTCATAAATGAAATTTTCGTATTCATACTGTCGAACAGACTGGTCTTGACGGCGGTGATAATAGAGCCGAAGCATATCCGCTCTCAGAAGACACTTCTGGCCATCTTCAACAGTATGCATCCCAAGAAACTTTTTTCGTAAAGGTTTAAGAAGCGCGACTGCGCTTAGTGTAATAGCAAAAAAGACATTAATAATACTTAGAACAAGTTGCAGTCTTTCCATTTTGATTTCTCTCCCCAAATTTTATGTTAGATATAGTGAATCGCCTTGAGTTTATCGGCGCTCCACTCAAATAGCATAAATCTCTTATGGGCCCCAATAAAATCTTCTCTGTCAGACCATTTGTCAGTAATCCCCCCGGATGACAGCCTTCTGACCATTACACCATATATGTCGGCTTCTCCTTCATGATGAAGATGACCGGCATGAACTTCACGAATCGTTGCATCCGCGAATTCTTTCGGAAATGCCACTGGAAAAATGTGGGCCAAAGTTTTAGCAGTTGCTTTTTTGGCATCGCCATGAGTAATCATCACGGCATTACTCCCGTAGCTAATAACCTTACGAAATTCTAAAGAATCATCAACTACTTCTTCGCCATATCTGGCCAAAAGAGTCTGCATGAACATCCATGAAATACTCTGATCATGGTTGCCAGGAGTATAGATAACTTTAACTTCTTCTGCATTTTCTAAAGCGGTATCGATAATAGCATACATAAACTGCTGACCATCTTTCACGGCTCGGACCATGTCCACTTTCTCGATGCAGGTTCCTTTTGTCGTTAGCCCATTAACAACACTATCATTATGAAAGAAGTCTTGCCCGAATGGAATCACAATCTTATCCCAGTGATGACTGGTAATTATCTCTAGTACATCATCAAGGACTGGTTTGTAATAGTCCATAAAGGCAATGCCCCAATGCATATCGAAAAGCGAAATCTCGAGCATGTTTTTGGAATCTTTAAATGAAGGCTTCACGTACTCATACTTTTGGACTGCAGTTTTAATGGCAGCCAAGAATTCTTCAGGATCTAGAGTTTCAGCATGCTGCTTAATCCATGCCTGAATAATCTCCCCATTCGCCGCCACCTGCACAGTTGCATCATGAGCAACAAAACCTTCATAAGTTCCGCATTCAAGAGTTGTATCATCAGGATAGTTCTTTTTAGCCCACCTGACAAGAACTGTCCTAAATGAACGACGAGTCATTGGACTTTCGACTTCATGCTTGTAATATGAGTCGTAAATCTCATGGCTGCTCATTCCAGCTTCTTTCATTTCACAGCATTTTCTTTTCACCGCCAGCGGTGTTCCTTTTACCATGAATCATGCCTCCTTGGGATCAACAGAAACGTTGATGCGCCACTCCAATTCGCTCGCCATACGATTCATGGCGTCCATTGCAGCCGAACTAGCAGGAGGGTCGAACAAAAGCCTGGTTTTCAAATATACGAACGACTTCACATCGGAGAGTCTAGCATCATCCCCGATAAAGTCGGACCACTCGGCGGAAGAATCTTCAATGCTGAACCCACTTGAAGGACCAACACCAAGTTGCGTAAGTATAGAAAATACAGAATTGATGTGGATCAGAATGTCAGTGTCAAATTCTGTAGCTTCCGACGGGATTCCGAGGAGTTTTTTAATAGAATCCAAAATACTAGTTTCCATTTTGAATCCTCCTTCATGTAAATGTTCTAGCGCCTTCTTCAGAAATCTCAGAACCAACAGAGACACTCTTTTCGCAAAAACCAGCTAAACCAAACTCGGTATAGACTTTATAAAACGCTTCCGTCGATTCCTCTTCTGAAATTACTAACTGACTCGGTAATTCTAATGTGCATACAATGTCTGAGCTAATATCTGGCTCAGAGTAAATGTTTAGTACACTCATTCTTGAATTTCCTTTCATCTTTTCCAGGGGCACGTGTCATTCTTTTTTCGCTCAATGGGCTCTGAAACCAAGAGATTCGAATCCCCATAATGTATTGCATTATGAGTAAAATGGGTGGTAGTAATCAAATACTCCGGGTCCAATAGTATCTCAGTTTTCTTATCAAGATCCTCGAGAGTTATTGGATTTATATGATGAATAACTACTTTTGACCCAAAAATTTCATGCCCTGGGACCCCGAGATCGCACCCAAGGTCCCTAGCAATAATTTTATCTCTGCATTGCTTCCATTCAAGCGAGTTGTAAAACATTTGATTGAATACTCTATCGAAACCAAAAGTATCCATTCCAACTGAACCGTTAAGCTTGAGATAATTGAACCGCTCTTCGAATGTTGATAGCCTAACCAGCTCAGAATATCTTTTAAAAAGCTTCATTGGTGCCTCCACCGCTATATTGTCGCATAGCAATTATAGCATCTCTGTAAAGCTCCTCTGTTCTCTGGCTAGATTTAATAGCTTCAGTCTTAGCAGAGATAAGTTCTTCCTGCTTCTCCAATATCTTAACCTTAAGCTTAGCCTCCTGCGTTGCCAACTTAAGAAAATGGGTTGTCTCTTGAGAAGAGGCAGTTCCCTCAATCAGTCTTTTCTCAACAAGATCTGTCGCTAAAGCTATAAGCTGGTTTTGCCTAGCTTCTGGCGTGAGTGCCGGCCTAATTTGGCGGGCATTGCCGGACGGCTGACCGCCTTTTGCTTTTGCCATTGTCCCTGCCTCCTTTCTTTACAGTAAAGAAGAGAACATCATCACTTTGCATAACGTATTCATCATTATTTGCTGAGTTTGTGATTGGAATTGTAAGGCGAGCTGTGTCTCCTCTAGTTAATCTAATAGTTCCATTATCTTTTATGTATAACATGCGCTCTGCTCCTTTCTTAAAAATGATTGAAACAGGATAGCACTTAAAGGGGCTCATAAGGTGGAAGAAAGGACGTACTATGAAAGGAGAAAAAAGGTAACCCGCAAGAGAAGTAAGGAGCTCTACCAGCTGAGCATGACTAAAAAGTCTTAGGATTAACCTTATGAACCCGTTTAAATGCTATCCCATATGAGAATGAGATAGCATTCGTAATTTGGGCCTAGGCCCATTCGTCTTCGATCATGATATTACCTCCACCTCAGTTTCAACATAATTAGCCGGCTTCGGCTTCTTTAAAACATTAAAAGTTTTCTCAGCCATGGTGTATCCGTTTTCTATACTTCCAGAATATGCGTAGACAGTTACTGCATGTGTATCCTGAAGAAGAAAATTCGGGATTTCAGCTTTTCCGTCGATCACTTTTCTAGTAATAGCCTGGATGCTACTGTACTTTGAATAATGAACTTCGGAAACAGACTTATCGTCAACTATAATTTTACGGCCCGTGTCCCACTGCCAAAGTTCTGTACGACCGTCGTCCAATGTTATGTTCATATGAATGCCTCCTTTGGCAATTAATATAAAGGTAAACCCAAAAATATAAATTTTCCTCCGGGGAATTTTTGAGG